ATCTGCTGTCATATAAGAGTAAAGATTAGTGGCTTCTTCCTTTGATAGATTGATACCACCTACTTTACCTGTCTTGAGGACATTGATGACTTTTTCATTATACTGTTCATCAAACCTTTCTTTCATTACTTTTAGACTTCTTTGCTCTTCCTCTTGCTTACGTGCAATTCCTTCTGCTTCTTCATCTAGTTTAGGTTTGATTCTTTTACTTTCCTTTGAAAGTAGACCTGCATCCTTCAACTCTTGGACCTTTTCTTCTATTTCGTTAGGAGTATAACCCTCCTTGCTTTTGTACCACTGCTTTACAATCTTTTCCTGGTCATATTCATTTTCAGGATCTAATGACTTAATAGAGTTTTCTTCTATCAAAGTCTTCAGGTAAGATTCTACTTGTTTACCTTTCTGCTTAGAATCAGCATTTACATCAAATTCTAATAGTCTTTGAGTAAGTGGGCTAAGGGTAGCAATAAAGTTATCAAACTCTCCTTCCTTTTCCTTTTCTATGTTGTGAGTAAGAAGTTTGATAAGGGTTTCTTCTGTTACATCATCCTGATCAAATCCTTCATAGGCTTCTTTAATAAATCCTTTATCTGCTAAAGCATTGATAACAGATTCATAATTAAAGCCTTTTTCTTCTTCTACCTGTTCTTCTTCAAACTCTACTCCTGATTCTTCCTCTTCTTCTTCATTATTAGTAGTAACTGGAGGAGGAGTATTGGTAGGAGGCTTGGGGACTGGAGGTTCTGTTTTCTTTTCTTCCCCTTCAGTAGGGTCTGCAAATTCCAGGGATAATAAGTCTTGGAACTCTGTATCTGATACTTTAGTGGGATTATTAAAATTGAAATCCAATGTTTGGCTCATGATTAGATATAAGTTAATGATTTAATTGTAGTTTGCATAGTTTTATTGATACAAAATTACAATGTTTATTTTATATGTGTTTAAATCTGGGGTTACTATTTAACATCATTTTTATGATGAGTTATTTTGTGAGATCTGGTTAGGTCTAGTTTTTGTTTACTTTAGCAATTAATACCTCATTTTGACTTTTTTTAAGGTCTGCTAATATCTTAGACTTTTGTACCTCTAACTTCTCTCTTTCTAGGTCAAACTTAGCCTGTGATTCATTTTGGCTATTTTGCATCTCTGTTTGTGATTGGTTTCTTTCAAAGGCATCTTTACTGTGGTCATTCATCATTTTCATATAGGAGTTCTTTTCCTTTTCTTGAAGTGCTTTGACCTTGAGTAATTCTTCGTATCCACTTCCTTCTGATAACTGAGCCTGACCTACCAATTTCATTTCTCCTATCCTTTCTTCAGACTCTCTATCTAATCTTTTCTGTTCTGAATCAAATTCCAGTTTCCTTTGAAGCATTTGTTCATTGGAGTTAATCTGAGCCTGTTGTGCCTGTTGTTCTTGTTTAAGCCTTTCTTGTTCTTGTCTTTCTCTTTCTTCAGTAGCATCCTTTAACTTTGAGTAGATTTCTGATACTGATTTTGAAGTTATCATAGCAAGTTTGTCAAAGACATCTGCTCCTATAGTATTGTCTGACAGTACATATTGGCGTATCTGTTCAAGCATAATAGAATCATCTATGCTATTGGTTACAAAGATTCCCAATTGAGCCAGAGGAAGTTTTGCTACATCCATCTGGAATATAACCCTTTCTCCTTCATCATTCATGTAGGTCAGGTCTGCTGAGTTGTTCTGTAAGGCAATGTATTTGGCACATTCAAGCATTGTCTGCCTTACCCTTTGCATGGTTTCGTAGTGCTCATCAAACAGATATTTAATCTGACCCATTCCCCTGGATATGCCTTGAGTAATGCCTGTAGCAGTCTCTGAGGGGCTTATATCAGCAAGGAACTGTGGAGTAAGACCTACTACTTGAAGCATTTCATTCTTACATATCTCTGCAAGTTTGGCCTTTTCAAGGATCTCTTGGGTTACTGTCAAGTCTACTACCTGTCCATATCCTCCTGTCAAGCCAATGTTAGACTGTCCTGTATTGGATAATGAAGTGTCCAGAATACCTATGCTTGTATCCCTTGCAGCCATTGCCCACTTGATAATATTTTGTTGACCCCATTCTTCCCCCATACTTTCTTGAGGAATAATGTTGTGGTTCATTGCATAGAACTTACCTATCTCTCCTTGTAATTTCTGTTCGTTTCTATTCCATAAAAAGTTGTAAAATACTTGCCAGTTGTAGCATTTCTTGACAATAGAAACACTTTCATTGTATCTGTTAGTCTTTGGACCTCCATGAATAGGAATATAAGATCCATATTGATGTCCTAACTTGGGTAACTGGATAGGGTATTTCTCCAGCACTACCCAGATGTCATCTGAATTGTCAGGATTAGGATTGGCAGAAAGGTTAATCTTCTTGCACCACCAAAGTTCGTTGATATAGAACCATTCTATATGTTCCCCTTGGATAAGGGTTCTTTCACTCTTTTCTTTAAGAAAGGTCTGGTTGTATGTTGGGGGGTAAGTAACTGTGTAGGTATCATCTACTATGGTAGAGATAGGACCTTGTTCTGAAGCAATAGTTAACTTGCCTAGTTTTCTTGGAACCTGAAGATACTGGTTGGATACTTCTATCAACCTTTCCTTGTATTCTCCATGTCTATACTTTGTATCCTTGACAGAGGCTGTGGCTACTTCTCTAAAAGCCAAGTAATTCTGTGCAGATTCAAGGATACCAGGAGTGTCCAAGTTATATCTGGCATTAGAATCCATTGTTAACAGGGTCTTGAAATGGATATGTAACCTTTCAAGTTTTTGAATGTCTTCTTCCCTGAGTTTTGAACCAAGTTCTCCTATGATATTCAGGGGAGATTCGTATTCAAACCAATGTACCATGATGGCATCAGAAATATCATCTGTGTAAGGACTACGAAGATAGGCTACATATCTAGGGTCTAATACTTTGGGCCTGTATTCTCCTTCCATCAAGTCTACATGTAAATAGGGGAAGTCTGTTACTACTTTATTGAAGAAGAGTTGCTTCTCAATAGAGTGCATGTTATACTTCTTATTCTCTAGTTGAATCTGGTGGTTTGCCCATTTTTCTACTTCCAGTCTGAAATCCTTTGAATAGTACTTCTGAACCTTGGGCATTTCTTGGAACAACTTGTATTGTTCTTGGTAGACATCAGGTTGGCTTTCTTGAGTAATACCTTGTTCTTCCAGTTGAGAGTTAAATATTTCCTGAAGTGGAGCAAGTAACATGTCTCTAAGCCTCTGATTCTTTTCTTCAAGGACTTCGTTAGTAGCCTCTCTGTTATGTGCTATTGCAGAATAGTTAACATACTGATTGGATAGTTGGCCTGTGATAGCATTGACAATGTTGGGAATAATAGGAAAGAACTTGAGGTCATAGTCAAATTCTTCTCCTTCTAACATAGATAGTTCTGCCTTAAATTCTGTATCTGTCTTGATATAGTCTGAGGTATCAATAACCCCATAGGCCATATTAAACAGTTTAAGGATCTTATCTCTGTTAGAATTTATCTGTTGTCGTGCTATCCATTCGTTATGATATACTAATTTCTTAATCCTTTCCCAATTGTTTTCTTCTTTCTCTTTGTCTGTAAGGACTATCTGATAGGCATTGGTACCATCTGTACTTACATTGGTACCTGGTATAGTTTTGTTAGGAATCTTTGGAAATACTCCTAAATTAGGTCTTGATTTTGCCATGTTGTTTTATATGTCTTAGTTTGTCTATAATATAGTCTATCTTTAGAACAGATCCAAGTAAAGATGGAAACAATTAATAAAAATTATTTTCTATTTTCTCTTAAAGGGACTGGGCATCTTTGACATACCTGGTCTTGACTTTGAAAGGAAAGCAGAGGGTAATGAATGACTGGTTTTTGTATTGGGCCTGTGGTCTCCTTTCTTAATCTCTTGTAGTATGTGTCTGTTGGTAGAAGACTCTGCTGCCATAATAGCAAGGATGTTAGACACAAGCCTGTCTGTATTGAGTTTAGAAGTCCATCTAAGTAACTCTCTGATAAACATTTTATCTTTGATTTTATCTACTCCATGCTTTGTATAATTCTCTCCTGTCTCAAGGTCAAATACATCTGACATAGGTTCTTCCAGGTACCTGATTAGTTTTTCTATACACCTTTGCTTGAAGTGACCTTCCATCCTTACTCCTATTTCATCTCTGATAGTAGAGTTTGGCATCATTTCATTAATAACAGTTATCTGGGATCTACGCATAAGGTATTTTGCTTTCCTCTCTTTAATCATCCATTCAGTAAAGTCTGCTACATTACTTTCTACTGCTGTCAAGGCATTATAAAAT